CTTCGAAGTGAATCGCACCACTTTCGTCTACGTAAATCGCAGCACGGTCTAACATCTCACCGTTACCGTTGAAATAGTAGAATTTGTCCCCAATCTTGCGAACTTCCTTGGATACCATGTCCCCATTTGATTCGTTGCAATAGTACCATTTGTCGAAATATTGAATCCATCCTGTTTTCATTTCTCCGACATCATTGAAGAAGTACCACTTGCCACCGATGTTTTGCCATCCGATAGCCATATAGCCACCCGGCTTCAACCAATACCAGAAGCCTTGTTCGTCTTGATACCAAGTGTTGTCGAGAGCATATCCGTCCTTGTTAAATCGGAACCAGTTCCCATCAATCTTCTTCCAAGCATTGAATGGATATGTTCCATCTTGATTCTTGAAGTACCAACCAACAGAATCTTGAATCCATCCTTCTCGTTGAACAGGTGTGCTTGTATCGGATCCATAAGGGAATCGAATATATCCAACGATGCCATCATAAGTTCGTGAACTGAATCGTGCGGGTCCACCCACTTCCAAATAGTTCCAGTTACCGTCAACGTTTTGCTCGATGGTCTTGAGAGTATAGCCATCAGAATCTTCAATGACTAGTCCTGTATGACCGTAATCGATGCCATCTCCTGCCACGAAATGCTTCACAAAGATGTCCCCTGCTTTTGCAACTACGCCGGGTCCTTCATAAATAACCTCAAAGCCTTGTGCTTTTGCCGAATCGAGCAAGTCGATAGCGTTGCCCCAAAGCCATTTTCCGAAATAGTGGTATGCGATGTAATTTGGTAAATCAGCACATTGTGTCCCGTATACTCCATCAGCATCCACACCTTGTCCCATCTTAGCCAATGAAACAATAAAATCAAGTACTTCTCTAACTGTTGCCATTTATATATTCCTCCTTAAATTATGGTAATACTGCCGGCCATGCTTCGCTTGTGAGATACGAAATCGAACTCACTCGAATGTCGCCAATATCACGGTCTGTCGGTACAGGGTCAGTAAATTGGAAACGTAACATATTACTGTCTCCATAGCCTCCCAAATACCATGTGCCATAGGGTGTTCCTTTGTCGTTGTAAATCCCACCAATAAGGCTAGATTCTGAACGAAATCCGACAGGGACACCACCAAGCCCTAAAATGTAGCAATTTCGTTCTTTGTCGCTCCCTTGAGCCTCGTATCCTACGCCACCTCTACGAATGACACCGAACCAGCCCCAAGAAAGACCACCAAATTGGTAAGTAACTACATCGTTTTTTCGTCTAATTTTTAGATATGAGTTTCCAAGTTTAGACTTAATGTTTAAGGTTCTCCAACCTGTGTCACCTGTGAGAACCTCCCATCCTTGATTCCCACTTCCTTGTCTCTTTATCCACTTGAGAGCTCCACTTGTTACAGCTGTATCGACATACGTTGTCCCAACAGGAGCGCTTACCTTGCCATTAGGCATCCCAGTTCCATGGATTTCGTATTCATGAACTTGACCGGGAGTGCCACTTGGTTGTGCTGCTGTGGTAGTTGGGAGTGTGATGCTTCCACCACCATCGCTTAACGTAACCACGTTTCCAGAAATACTTAGTTTTTGCGGAATACCTACACCATCCACACCTTTTGGACCAGTTAAACCAATAGGCCCTTGGGGTCCAGTTTGTCCGATTGGCCCTTGTTCTCCTCTTGGCCCAGGCTGCCCGTCTTGCCCTCGTTCACCTTGGATACCTTGCAAACCTTGAGGCCCGATAGGTCCGGCAGGTCCTTGCAGTCCGTCTGCTCCTTTAGGTCCAGTATCCCCTTGAGGGCCTCGTTCTCCAGCATCTCCTTTAGGTCCACGCTCACCAGTTTCCCCTTTATCACCTTTTGGTCCAGGCGTTAACGAGATGTTTCTCAATTCATCCTTAGTTGCAAAGTTACTTGTGTCGATATTTGGTTTTGATTCTAGCGCTGATATACGTTGTTTTAAGGCACTATCGTCATATATAGTGTCTTTATCCGTCTTTGTCTTTAAAGTCTCAATTTCATTTGAAATACGCCCAATTTCAGTACGTAGATTGCTATCATCGTAAGTCCCACCTTGCTCTTTGATTTTTGCAAAGAGTTCATCTAGTTCTTTTTTAGTAACGATGTTTTCAACGTCAACGATGCGACCAGTTGTGCGTTCGACCAAAGGTGTTTTTCTAGCCTTGTCAATAGCACTGAGCCACACATTAAATGCGAATGCGTAAACGTCAGTAGATTGTTCTACTTTTTCAAAGTAGATATAACCAATCACGGATTCATCAGCAATGATTGATGTACTATCGAACGGAACCGTAATAGTATTTTCCGAGATTGTAGCCTCCACAGTTCTGTAACGTTTGGTTTCCTTAAAGTAAAACAAGCATAGTACTTTAGAAGCAGTTATCCCTTCTGCAGTGAATTTGAACACCGCTGTTCCTTTGTCGTGACTATAAATTTCATGATCTAATTTTTCAATGCATCGATTAGCTGACGTAATACTTAATTTTTTTTCGATTATTTTTTCCATACGCCCTCCTTTTTAAAATAAAAAGAGGACTCGCAACGAGCCCTCTATGATCCGTAATCTTAGCCTTCAATCTTCTTTAATTCGTTGAATCCATTCACTACAGATTCAATCAATACCTTCTTGGATGCATCATCCAAATTGATTCCAGCTTTTTCTAATTCTTTTGTTAAGTTGTCGAATGCTGCTTGGAATTTGTCTTGACTTGCACCATGCACATCTTTAAAAATTTGCTCCACAGCGTTTACTACTGTATGAGTGATAGATTTAGCAAGTTCATAGTTTTTAGCATCAGTTTTCGCTTTTAATTCATCCGCTTTAGTTTCGATGAATCCTTTCAATCCTGTAAATGCTAATCCAATCAATACGACTAAAATGCTAATAACTCCATTTACGATAGTTGTTTGTAATTGTTCCATTATTGTTCATCCTCTTTCTTTTCGATTTCAATTTCGATTATTTTTTGAAATTTCTTATCTTGATTTTTTCGCATTTGGTTAATGTACGGTCTCAACGCTTCGGGGAATGGTAAGCCCAACGCTTCCCAATTCTCCATCAACGACCCCACATAACTCATAATGAAAAATAGACATGTGGTTATTCCTATCTCTCTATGATTGAGAGCTCTAGCATATAGGGCAACTATCATGACTACTGATATGACGAGAAAATGTCTGAGTAGTCCATTTGTGCTCGTTTTACTATCAAACTTTTTCAATTTAAAAGCCTTGATGTAGCCAGAAACCACATCAAAGCAAATTAACCAAAACAAGATTTGAATATACGGACTGCGCATTAACCCTTGCAAATGCAGGGTCAATACGTTAAATTCTACATCTACCATCTACTACAACTCCATAATTTCTACTACCGTTTTATATTTTTTAATCTCGTCACGTTTATTTGAATTATCCTGTTCTAGTCGTTGGATATCTTCTGAAAGATTTTGAATTTTCTGTTCGTATTGCGCTTTTTCTTCGTTCATGCGATTAATGTCTGCCTGCTTAGTAGTCACTTTCGTTTCTAATGCAGTAATTCTATTTTTAATTTGTTCTAGTTCCATAATTGTTACCTCCTAAATATTAAAGCTAATGTTATCAAATCCTAACCAGGATGCGTCGACATTGTTTTTTATAACAACACGGCCATCGTTTGCAATACTTAATACTGCAGTCCCAAAACTGTTGTTCATCGCAAAAACGTAAAGTTGATTTTTGGGCCTATATCCCTCTGGCAGATTTAGTATCACAGCCTCTTTTGATGTGTTACCACCTCTAGCAACGCCCTTAAAATGTACGATACCATCAACGCTTTTTGAAAATTGAACTGTTCCATATTCTGCATGATGTTGCCATCCGTTTTGCAAACTAGCGGTTTTCCACTCCGTATCAACACCTGTCGTTACTACTCTAATCCAGTCACTCCAACGATTGGTATCACACCTACGCATATAGAGCTGGTCTACATTGTACGGAATATAGAATTGAACGCAATATCCGTTATCTGTGCTGTGAGTAATCACATTCACATAGCCGTAATTGTTAGTACCGGATGGATTGTTTTGGACTCCAAAGGCGTGGTATCCACCTGCTGTTTTTAAATTGTTTAGATTGCCATTGTACTTCAGTGATTTACCATCTTTGGATGTAAAAGCAAATTCCTGAATCGGCTTTCCATTAGACATAATGCCATCTTCAACATTTAAGCTGCTATGGAATGCAACTGGAAGATGTGACTCGAAGTGTCCATCTAACTCTGGGAATCCTCCAACGGCTGCACGATTGTCACCCCACGCCCACAATACTTTTGATGAACGAACGAGTAACACTGAGTCTACTAAGTCGCTCAATTTGTCCTGTATTACTAATCGAACATTATATGCCTTAGAAAGCTCATAAAATGCACCACAGTCGATTTGACGGTTGATTTTCTCTGTGTTCTCATTTGTAAGGTTAACGGCATCAATCCATCTGTTTGTCTTTTTGGCAGAGTACTGAATTTTGAGAGTATATGGATTTCTATTGATTCCATCAATCACTAATGGACTGACATTTGCAGCCACAGTCGCAATGATAGTCTTATTAGTTCCGTTACCTGTTCTGTTAGCAAGAAATGCAATAATCTTAGGCGCGTAATAATCCCATACTTTAATTGTCTTCACTTTAGTAGCCGTTCTTCCGCGTGAGTCAGTAATCTTTGCAGTAACTTCTAAATTACCTGCCTTGTTTGCAGGAAAGTCACCACTAGTCGCTCTCACAACTAAATTATCCACAGTTAATTCAGTAGAAATGATAGTTGACCCGTAAGAACCATTTGCGCCAGTTGTTTCAACACGCATTACTGATTTGTCTTTTACGAAATTGCCAACTGGAATGAATTCTGCTAATTGCGCTGTTCTCTCAGTAACTGATACATCTTCAAGGGTAGGAACGATAGAAGCAGGAACTTTAATCGGAATTCCTCGTTTATAGACATCGTTGCCAATTTGCTCAGTACCTCTAAATGTACGTACACGAACGTCTAATGCTCCAGTACCGCTATTAGTGATTCGATTAGCGTAATCGATTGGGACTGTAAATTGCACGCTTGTGTCGTGCCCACTTCCTAAATCAACCAAATCGCTCCCGTTAACACTCCACGAAACTTGGTGCCTAAACTCATCGACTTTCTTATCGATGATGATTGTGATTGGTTGCCCTAATTCTGTTTCTGTGGCAGATTTGATTCCACTCGATCTAGGAATGTTCGATAGATTAACAGTTCCGCTAAACCAGTTGATGTTTCCCTGGTCCGCAACGTTTGTCAGTCGAGCCCAAATAGGTATACTCTTGGTTCCATCTTCGTTATGAGGAATTGTCATTGTTCCTTGTCCAAAAGTGACCCAATCGCGATTCCGTAGGTCAAAACTGACGTATTTGCTTAGTACGCTCTTACCATTAATTTCAACTTCCGCTAACGACTCGTTATTTAAATCGTAAGCCCATGTTGTATTTCTTTCTAACCACAGTTGCCACGAGATGGTGGAGGTGTTAGTTGTGATATCTCTGCCTGTCTCGTTAACTTCAAGAACTAGACGGACATATCCACTAGATGTTGTTTTCGATATCTTAACCATTTACTGCACCTCCTACGTATGATATAACTGTAAATTCATTGTTGTATCTCTCGAAGATGTGATTAGCAATAGTAACAGAATTCCAAAATGTCGCACTTACGATGTTCATTTGCTGACCAGACACATACGCCACTACTCGACCAGAATCGATAAATTCCATACGCTCGTTATTGAATCGAGCTTGCAATTTCTCACCGTTCTTACCAATTAACAAACCGTCTTCGGAGATATTGAAATATGTTGAGATTGCATTAAGAAGAACGCTGGATTGCTCCATATTAAGCTCTACAGCTTTGGTTCTCTGTCCAAGTCCCTTAATCTCTTCTGCAGTCTCTTGAATTTTCTTGTAAGATTCTTCAAGATTGCTGAATCGCCCAGTTAAATCTCTGAATGTGTCTTCTGTTACTTGAGATTTGTTGATAATCTCCATAACCTCGGCAAACTGATTAGCATGTTCCCGGTTGCGTTCTTCAAATTCTTTCTGTAGGCGTTCCAGTTCCTTGTCATCTTTCTTCAAGACAGGTTCCCATTTACCATTCGTGTAAATTTTTGGCACATCCTTACCAGGTGTGCTGGTATCAGTCCACAAGTCTCCAACGCTTGGATTGGTTGGAGGAGTTGGGCCGATAGATTTATTAACAATGAAGTCTTTAATAACTATAGAGTTGCTTGCAGCAACTTGATTTCCTTCAATAGCTTCACAAGTAAATGTTGCTTCTCTATCAACATCGTTCATAGTAATCGATAATTCATTACTACCGTTTGAGTGTTGTTCATTCCATGCTGCATCGTCTGTTCCGTATTTACTTACTCGTTTCCATCGATATGTGAAACGGCTGTTCATTTGAATATCCATCTTGCTGACGTTAGCGATTAGTTTAGTAGCGATATTACTATTTTGAAAAACTACACCGTCAGTTGACTGAATTGTCATCACGAATGGAACACTTGTGAAATCAAAAAGACGTTCTTGCACCAATGTGCTTAAACGTCTCACTTTTTCGCTGATCGTATCTTCTCTGGATTCGATATTCGTGATTTTAATTTCGCCACTTTCTTTTGTAGCGATGGATTTCTTGATGCTAGAAACACGACCTTCTACAACCAATGCTGGTTCGAAGCTGTTATCCACGACTACTACCGTATCACCGATGTTGATTTCTTCAGGCAATAAGCTAATCGATACATCATACGTCACTTCTGGATGGTTCCACTGTTTCAGTTTGATAACAGCTTCTGCCATCAACGTTTGTGGAGTTTTAGCCTCACTTTCATAACGTTTAACGATTCCTCCGCCACCAGGAGCGTATCCAGCTCGTTTCCATCTTGCTACTGCATCATAATCGATTAAATAAATTGAATTCTTTGAAGAACGAATATTTCCTTCGTTGTATTCAACTCCTGATAATGTAATTCCATCAGCCCCAGTAGCCACAATTGTAGTCGCTAGGTTTTCAATCGAGATGGTTCGCTTAACGTTTGAAACTTCGCTTCCGACTTCTAAACGGACTTTTTTGTCTTCACCAATCTTCTTGTAGATGTGAATTATTTTTCGATGTATCTTTCCGTGAACGAATTCGAAGTCATAAGATATTTCAGCATCGAACCTTCTTACTAACTGTCTAAGTCTCTTAGTAGCTGTATCTGTCCCTTCCCACTCTAGTTTACGAGTTGTTGTTTCTGGAATTTCGTTGATTCCAATATCCCATCCTGAATCAATTGTAAATTCTGCAATGTAATGAGTAATTGGGTAACTCTTGTCCGCTTTGTAAGGCGGCACTTGTTCACCTAACAGGTCTAAACCTGCGTCTTCAGCGTAAATAGTCTTAGAATCTTTGTCTTCTTCGATTCGCATTACTTCGAACGAGCGTATCTTGCTACCATCTTTTACGATTAAATAGCATCCTACGTTAATCTTTTCAATCTCAGGATCTCCGATTTTATCAACCGTGAACTGATAAGTTCCAATGCCAGTGTCCAGGTCTTGTTCAAACCAATCGTTATATGCAAAAAGTCCGTCAGCCAAGTCAAAGCTCAACTGACAGACAATATCATACTGTCTATTCGTAACCGTAATCATAACCAACACTCCCTATAAATACATTTAATGCTCGGGATAGCTTTATTTCCATCCGCACTAACCTCTATTTGAGTTGTTCCTGGTAAAATTCCAAAAACTTGACTGGCAGGATTAATGTATTTTCTTTTCCCATTAATAAGAAGCGTGTTGTTTTCCGATTCAAAGCGAACGACATCACCTGTTTTGATAACATCTTCTCCGTTCTCATATCCATACTGTACAGCTTTCCCATTTGGATGCGCTAATGCAATCATCTTGTATGGTGAACTAGCTATAAACGTATAAATAGGATAAGTAGGAGCTGTTCCGTTATTCTCAACAGTCAGCTTTCCACCGATTACTGTTCCATTCTTCTCTGTGGTTGAATACGCCACTCCTTTTGGAATTAAGAATTGCAGTTGCAATTCAGCGCCGCGCACAGAACTTGTAGGAATGATTTCACCAGTCAAAACGGCTTCATAGTATCTTGTAGGTTGGTCTTTTAAAATCAATTTTTGATTCGGTACAGAGAAAACACGGTTCAGCACGTCAATCGTTTGTAACACATCGTGTTTGATTGTAACTCTTACCGTAATAGTTTTTTCTGCGTATTCCCTTTTAATAAATCTTTTTTGTTTTACAACATTTGTAACGAGAGGTGTCATAGCACGTTCTACTTTGTTGATAATTATTAAACTCGATAAATCTTGTCCGTTGTATATCATGTTAATTCACCTCTCGCTCTCATCATTCTTCTATCGTTAAGTTTGTTATATCCATTCACAACATCCGTTAATTTACGGCCGTCTAAATAAGTGTTGTTGTCCTTCTCTAGAATCTTAAGCAATACTTCGATAACCACATCGAGTTTTGAATCGTGCCCGATTGGTTGGACTGTTGCATTCTTCGAAGCAACATCTTGCATATTGGATAAAGATGTGCCGTAGCTTACTGAATAGTCGACTGGAATTTGTGGGATAGACTCTGGAATAACAGCATCTATCATGTTTTCACTAGCTTTCGCTACATTGTCAGCTTCGTTATTAATCCCGATAGCTAAACCTTCACCAGTAAACTTACCGATTTCTTTAAATACTCTCGATGGAGAGTGGATTCCAAGCAAGCCTTTAGCGAAGTCAATCGCTCCACCTACAACGTCTTTAATAGTGCTAACGACGCTGCCAGCCATACCTGCAATACCTTCTACTAAACCTTGGATGATATTCATCCCGATGTCGTATAGGTTAATACCAGATAAGAAACTAATAACATCATTCCAAATACCGCTAATCGTCCCAGGGATTTGACCGAAGAACTCTCCAACTGCAGATACGATACTGCTAAACATTTGAGATGCGATATTGAACATGTTACTTACGCCGTCTGCCACGAATTGGTAAGCTGAACTTACAAATCCACTAATAGAATCGACGATAGCACTCCAAATAGAAACTGCAACGTCCATAATGCCTTGCATAATGGTTCCGAATGTTTCAGACAATCCAGTGAATATATTTACGACATATTGCACTAGAGTGTCTACAAATGCAGATACGATTGTACATAATGATTCCCATATCGTTTGCGCTGCAGTAGAAATATTGGTCCAAATTTGACTAAGAGTGCTTGCCACTCCTTCAAAATTACCTGTTAACAGTTGTAATAGAACTAACACCGGTCCGATGATGACGTTCTTTATGATTTCCCATGCTGCGCCTGCTGCAGTTGAAATAGCATTCCAAACGGTATCAATATAGTTTTTAATCAATCCAAAATTGGCTTTAACCATATTAATAATCGGTTGAATGAAAGGCGTTATGATTCCAAGGAACGCATTCCACGCTTGTGTTGTTATATTCGTGATAGATGTCCATAGATTACTAAAGAACTCAGTTAAGCTAGTAACTACTGATGTGATAGCATCAACCACGCCCTGCCACGTTTCAGAAGCCCAGCTTGCAATACCGTTCCACAAACCTGTTAAGAAGCTCATGAAATCTTGCCATATTTGTTTACCCGTTTCTGTTTGTGTGAAGAACCAAGTTAACCCAGCTACAAGAGCTGCAAGAGCCACAACTACTATTCCGATTGGATTTGCAGATAGAACCGCATTAAAGATTCCAAACGCTCCACTTGCACCCATTGTCGCTGCAGCATTTGCCGCTTCCGCAGCAGTTAATGCGCCAGTCCGAACAAACTGTGCTAGCATTAATCCGTTTGTGATTGCTAATACTGTTTTACGAGCAACTTCGATACCTTTGATTACTCCCATCACTACTTTGTAACCAGTGTATGCGGCTGTGATACCAACTACTGTAGATTTAAGTAAATCCATGGCGGTTTGGTTACTAGAGATATATCCAGTCAAATCTTTAACCCAACCAGTTGCATCCCTTATGAAACCACTTAATGTTTCGAACGCTCCACCAACAGTGCTAATGATGTCCTCTACCGTTACAATTTTAGATAGATCATCAACAAAACTTCCGACGATTTCGGATACGTTACCAATGACTCCTCCGATATTATCAAAAGCCAGTTTCAAATTCTCGACAACTTTACTAAATATTTCCTGGACTTTAGCAAACGCGTCGGATTCAACAACGCCTTTAATAAACTGCTCGCCACTGTCTTTCAATTGCAAGAATCTGTCTTTTAATTCGCCAACAAAACCTGTTAAGTTTTGCATAGCTACAACAAGGCTATCTAAAACAACTGAACCAATCGTGGCTTTAAAATCTTCCCACGTTTGTTTCAAGTTACCCATGACGTTTTCCCAACCATCTGATTCACGAGCCGCTTGCCCCATCGCCCCAGATACTTTGTTGGCATCTTCATACATTCTCAAGAGAACTTCTTGTTGTTGTAGCCCTGATAATTTCGAATATTCCTTACCGAACAACTCAGTCGCTTTGGCGTTACGAGTAGTCTCAGTTGATAAGATTCCTAAATTGTCTGCAACCTGGAAGTTACCTTTTAAGTAACTCTTTAAGGTCTCAGTCGTTTCTTCTAACGACTTATCATAGAAAGCTGCTGTATCAGCCGCTGCTCTTGTAGCACGAGAGGTAAATTCCATCGCTTGAGTTGTATCCATTCCAGCAACTTTAGCGAATGATGCAATTTGGTTAAAAGCTGGTTTAATTCGTGTTGGGACCGCTCCGACTTCTTTAGCTACGCCGTTTAAAGCTTGTTCTGCAGTGTCGACAATCCCAGAAAATACTTGTTCGAATTGTGCCTGAGTAGCCTTAGCGGATGCCGCTGCTTCGATTGACATCTTACCGAAGTCAATTAATTTTCCTGCAGCGAACACTCCTGCTATGACTGTAGCGGCTTTCTTAAAGAAACTAGACAACTTATTGCTGGTCTGTTCCCCTTTTCTTGCTACACCGTCCAGTTCTTTTTCGGCGTCACTTCCGCGGATTCCGATTGTCCCAAACAGTCTAAATATCTCACCCATCTTCCTTCACCCCCATACTCATAATTTGTTCTGCTAAACGAATAGCATCTTCTTCTTCAGTTTGACTCATCGTTTTTCCGTCAACCGAAGATGGTTTAATCTTACTCAATCGTTCTTGTTTGAAAGAGTTGAAATCTTGCTCGATATCTTTCGCTAACCACAACTCCCACAACTTCTCTTCTGCTTCCGCTTCAAATAGATACGCTAAAAAATCCAACGTCTCTTTCATGCTGTAAGTAGCTAAAAGAGCAGTTGGATTTGAGTAGCGTTTGAATAATTTATCTTTTAAAGCGTGTTGCCCGATCCTAAGATTGAGGAGATAGATGTTAAAAAATCCTTCAACTCTGGTTTCTTGAAGAATTTCACTAATAACTGAGTATAGTCAACAAAGTTTAATTCTTGAATTTCCTGAATTGATGTGTTCGTTAAATCAGCAAGGAAAGTATTAATATCCAATTTGGCTTTATTAATGTTTGCAAGGATTGTTTGGATTAATCCAGCAATCATTTGCATGCCACGTTTTTCTAGTGCTTTTTCTTGCTTTTCTTTTTCTGCTTTTGTTGGTTTCTTAGATAAATGGCCTAATAAATGGCTATCTTTTTCTTGTTGTTTTTCGAACAATTCTACAAGATCATCTTTAATATCTAGCTTACCAATGATAGAAAGCATTGAAAACATATCGTCTCCACGTAATTCTCTTAACTCCATAAATTATTCCTCCGATGCGTTAGGGTAGAAGATTTTAACTGGTGCTACACGGTTTGCAACATCTTCAGCGTTAGCGTGAGCTTCGAATTTCATTGTAATTACCGCTTCAGAATTATCTTTAGTATCAAATTCTAAACCGCTTGTGCAAAGTGCATTGTATAGAACTACAATGATTGGTTTTTTACTTCCAGACATCACACCTACTAATGCGATGTTGTCAATATAATCGCCGTCTTCAAGTCTGTCTTTCAATTGAACAATATCCCATCCTGCTGGATTGTCAGTTCCGTTACCAGTTTCTTTTTTACCATTTAACGCTAAACGGATATTCTCAGCAGTAATTTCTTTAACGTTAACTTCTAACGTTGCTTCTGCTTTGTCAATGATTTTTTGACCTTTGGCAGGCGTAAATACACCATCAACTTCAATTGTTCGGTAAGTCGTTACAATCGATACTTTGTTACCGTCTGAAGTAGCCCCTAATAGTTCGCCTTTCCATTTCTTTCCTGCAGCATCCCATTCAATATTCTTATAAATTGCCCCAGCGTCAACCAGGTAATTTTTAGGAGTATCGACTGTATATCCTGTACGTTTTACTTCTGTTTTTGCCATTTCTTATTTCCTCCATTCTGTTTGAACATTTAATCTAATGTTTCGACGCTTCACTGTATCTGAGCCTGTGTTGACTTTATTCGAGCCAACGAATCGAAAGTTTACATATAATTCTTCCGTTAATTGCAGCATTCCGTTGAAGTGTCGTTTGATTTGTTCCTCTAATTCCAACACCCTTTTATACGAGGTGTTAAAATCAAAAATATCAATTTCAATCGTAATCTCATCTCGCTCACGAGTCATATTTTCACGATCATAATCGTAAGTAAGATATGGATATACCACCTTGTCTTTTCGATTCTTTTCGTGAAAGCATTCTTTAGTGATTGTGGATAGTTCCGATTGTAATAATTTTGCAAAGTCTAACATTGCTAACCACCAAAACTTTCTACAAATGTTTGAGCGATAATGTCCTGTGCACGTTTCTTGTTTTTCTTAAACGCAGGACGGATAAAAGGCTGTGGCTCGTTACCATACGTGAATACTACTTTCCCGTCTGGACTTCGATATAACCATCCACCTTTTCGACCTAATCCATTCTCAGCAAATTCCCCTGTTCCGAACTCAACGAATACGGAATACTCAACGTTTGTTCCTACAAATACTCGTACATCGCCACCATACTCTTTCACAATTGATTGGATACTGTCTCTTAGCTCTCCAGTATCGACTACTGCTAAAGCTTGGCACTGGGAACTAATCAAGTTCCCTACCCTTGTTAATGCCTTAAACGAAACTTCACGCAATTCTCTCTTAGTGCGTTTGCTATAATCCTCAAATCGAAAACTACCCATTTAGCACACCTTCAAAAGTCACGTAAATCTCGTTGTGATGGTGAACTCCTACTGGGTCATCACAGTATGTTATCGTGTACCAACGCTTAGATGAATCAACCACACGCATTGTGTCCTTGATACCTTCAGTAAACGTCGGAATAATTAAGACGTGAGTAGAACGCTCCGTGATTGCGTTTTGCGTCGTATTTGAAGCGTTAGAGCCAGTTAGCATATCAATCCAACCAGTTACGGTCATTACTGTATGCCACTCGTCCTGTGAGCCTCCAATACCGTCATCGACATAGCTTTTTTCTTGTATTTCGAATTGAAACATTATGCCCACCTCAATCGTCTATATTTGTCCAAGAAACTGTAAAGAGAAGACGGTAATCCATCGATATTGTCAGTTGCATTCACGTCATAGTAAGTGGTACTCATTCGTGAAACTGTTTCTGACTTAATACCGAGTTTATCGCCCATCTTTACACGATAGCGCAAGATGTTTTTCAATCCGAACGCGATATCTGACGGATACTCCACTTTTGTAACAATCGCTTTATGGTTGACATCCTCAATAAAATCAGAACCTTGAACATAAATCTTGTTACCCGAAATGGAATCAACAACATATAGCCCGTCATTGTAGATAGAATCATTAACTTCGATGGTATCACCTACGCGAACACCTTTGAGAGGATGTCGCATCTCAATAACATTTTCGTGAAAGGATAGCGACTGATTACGAATACTTCTGTTTTGGAAATTATTATTCGTTAGATTACGAATCGTTGTCTCGTAAGCATCTAAATCTGCTTTTGAAATAGATTTGTCGATTTCCATCGCTTCTGATAATTGAATAATCATACTCTTCGCTCCTTAAATAAAAAGGAAAGAGGAGTCGTTACTCCTCTTTACCCTTATTAGTGCCTTTCGTTTTTTCTTTCGTTTCTACTTCTTCTACTTCTTCTACT